CAAGTTGGTCTAACAGTGCTTTCTGTCTACTAATCTTTGCAACATCTTTACCAGTACCGTCAATGATAATACCAAGTCTACCATCAACCCAACCAGACTGTCTTGCTTTTGTTTTTGCTTTTGAACGTAAACGTATCGCTTGACCCTCATCTGAAAAGATATCTTCTGGTTTACCAATATCCAGACCAGCAGCTTCTAGGTCTTTCTCGTAGATATCATCTGAATTTACAATCTTCATTCCAAGACCACCAGTGGTCTTCCTCACAACGTAGGACTTACCACTGCCTGGCCCACCAGCAAGAAAGATTGCGTTAAATATGTTGGGGTCGTAAACTCCCTCTTGAATTTGTTGAAATGTTTTCATCACTAATCCTTTGTAACAACTCTTGTATGTATTTAGTTTCTTCTGGTTTCATGGGTTCAATCCTTCTCTCTTGTCTCTGTAGGTTCGTAAACTTCTTCATCTTCAGTTTTGCTTTATTTGTCATTTTGTTCCCTCTTAAAAAATGTGGTTGAACATGATATAGATTGTTGTTACATTTCTCCTTATGCTACTGTGTAATCACTTCCAGCCGTGTATCCTGCTGATACGTTAACTGAACGTGCCTTGTTAGTGTCGATACCCAAATCACCACCTTGTGAAACCCCAGCAGTTGGTAATGGGTTATTATTTCCAGCATCTTTTGCTACTTGCATAACTATTTTATGTTTAAGTTGTCTGGATTTTGTGAATGTGTGTCTTAGGTGTGTGACAATATAGTTACCAGACATTTGTGCATCATCCTTACCATCTGTGATAGAACTTGTTGCACCAATCTGTAGATTAATCTTATCACCAGCTTGAATAAATGTCTGACCATTTATCTCTACATTAAGAATGTATCCGTTTTCAAACTGTTGTTTTCTTGCGATTTTTCTTTGTAGTGTCTGGTTTTTATTGTCACTTTGATATGGATAGTTTCCATCCTCTTCAAAAGAGTATCCAGATGCAGTTGATACCACGAATAATTTGGTATCTTCGTTTTCAGTTAAGGACTTGAGTGTATCTGGGTCTTTTGCTTCTGATATGATTGGAGTAGACTCCCCATTGTCTGGATGTATATCTCTATCAAAGTTGTCGAGATAATTATATTTATATAAGTCGAGTCTTTTATTGTATACATCATGTGCAATAAGTTTAGAACTAATCATACCACTGTTTATATTCTGAATAGTATCTTTTGATGATACTCTTGTATAATTTACGAGTGTATCTAGATTTAATTGTGCATCTACTACACCAACTTCATTTAACTGAGCACCAATATTTTCTTTGAAAAAGAACTTAGGTTCTTCTCTACACATACTATCATATGTTCTGAAATGAAACCCCTTGGTTGTTTCATAAAACAGATATGAAGGTGACGCATTGTTTAGACCAGAATTAGAAATATTAGTTAAGTGATTAATACACTTAAATGGTCTAAGGTTTGGAAAAATTACTTTTGTAAGGTTTGCAGTTGGTTCAAAGTAAAATGTCTTTTTACTTTTTAGATATGTTTCATCTCTAAGAATCTTCTCTACAATTTCATTTGGCTGTCCACTGTAAGATTGTGATATTCTACAAGTCGTATTTCTAAATCCCTCTACAGAACCGAACTGTAGTGATATAACTTGTGCAGTTTCACCATCTCCTCTTTGTGAGTTAATCTTGTAAATGATTAGAGGTGATTGTGTATAGTCAACTGTAGTCTCTGGTTCTGGAGAAGATTGTGGTGTTTGAAGTTTTAAAACTAATCTCTCTTCACCAATGATAGGAAAATTTTGTATGATGTTTGTGGTGTCTTTTATGACAATATCACCACTAACAGATGCAGTATAGATGTTTTCAAATACGTTAATTTCTTCCACCAACTCGACAATATCAAATGTCTTTCCAGTTGTGGAAACAATCTTGCACTCTTCAATTAAAAATTCACCAGCGAATTGTAAGTCACTTTTTGCGGCCATTAGGATGCCTCTTGTATTTTTCTCTCAAACTCTTTTACAAAATCATCAATGTAACGAGTTCCAATAAGTCTAATCTGTCTTTTCTTTTCTTGTAATTTGTCTTCATATTGATAGTTAGATATTGCAGTTGCAGATGGATACTCTGTGGTATTCATACCAACATCAATAGTGACTGTAGTATCTCCAGATGTCTGTGCAATTTCATAATGGTGTACTGCTTGTGGATTGTCATATTTGTCTGCAACGAACTGTTCAAATCTCTGAACACTCATAGGCCAGTCTTCGTAATAATCAACTATATCATTTGCAATTAAAATAGACCAGTGTAAGTTTACATCACCATAGTATTTGTGTGCAATCATCTCTGGTGTTTCACCATCTCTAACATCATAGTAATCAAATCCTAAAATATTATCTTTTACTTTTGGAATCATTTTTACTCTAGACAATATGTCTTTCATGATGGTAAATTTACCATTACCTTTTGTATCATAATAGATGTTTGGAAACATATCAAAGTATGCCATATTAATATCCTAACGCAAGTTTTTCTCTGGTAATAAGTTCCAGTTCTTTGAATTGCAGTTCAATATTTGTCTCTACTGGAGGCGCACCAGTACCATCTGAATGTGGTCTAAAGAATTGTACTCGTTCACCACCATATGTTACATTGCAACTCTCCAACACACAAGTTGATATCTTATTTAAGAATTGGTTTTCTTTATTCATGTTCATATATGTAATATCAAAAGTAGCAGGAACAACCATTGTTCTAGATGACCCAACATCACCATCCAAACTTGGCGCCGTATAAAATCTAAACATTCTTGCAATTTCATCTACTGCACTTGCTTCCGCTTCTGACTTAGGCATCATTTTAAATGAATAACTAAACGCTCTTCTAGGTAAACCTTGGAATACCATCTCAAGTCTATTGTTAGTAACTTTACCTCTTGCAAGGTCAATAGCTGCAGTCGCTCCAGGCGCAGCTACATCAGCTGCCGCTCTCATTGACATAAAAGCTGCATCACCACCAGCTTGTTTACCTTCGTCAACTAAAGTGTTAAAAAATTCTTTGTTAAATACACCACCACTTCTACCTTTAGAAACAAGGTTTGCAGCTGCAGTCGCAAATACACCAATCTCTACTTCACCGTATGTTGCTCCTTGTTGAACACCAACAGTTGCAGGCATATACATTGCAATAGAAGAATTTAATCTTTTGGTTGCTTTCTTTGGAACACTGATTGTTGATGGTTCGTTATTTGAGTAAAAATCGTCAAACTCATTACCACTATACCCACCAGTTTTCTTTGCACCTCTTTTTTGACCAAACTTTACGTTTGCATTTTCAGTTTCATTAATATGAAATATCATATAATGTCCTTGGTCATTAGACCCCAAGTCTTCTGGATATGCAACGTGCTTACCCTTGAAAGGATTTGTGGCTGCATAGTTACTTCTATCAACCTTACCTCGGCCGCCTGGGTTTTGTATTTGTCCACCACCAAGTGCATCAGAAATCATGTTATTGATTCTGCCAGTTGCACGATTGATTGCAACATTTTTGATTTCGTTTAAGAATCCTCGCATCTGTATAAATATCCTTAGTTACATACTATTTAGGTGAATAATCATGGCATACCGTGGAAGATATATACCAACCTACCCAAAAAAGTACAAGGGTGACCCTTCTAATATTATTTATAGAAGTTTGTGGGAAAGAAAGTTTATGGTATATTGTGACCGTAATGACAAGATATTGGAGTGGGGTTCTGAAGAGTTTTTTGTTCCCTACCGTTCACCATTAGATGGTAAGATACACCGATACTTCCCAGACTTTTATGTCAAAGTAAAAACACCAACTGGTGATAAAAAGTGGGTTGTTGAAGTAAAACCCAAAGCACAATGTAAACCACCAAAAATGCCTAAAAGAAAAACCAAAAAGTATCTCAATGAAGTTCGTACTTGGGCTATCAATGATGCAAAATGGAAACACGCAATCGAGTATTGTAAAGATAGGAATATGGAATTCATCATCCTCACAGAAGTTGAATTGATGATATAAATAACTACATGGCAGAAGAAACTTATTTCGATAAAATATCGGCACAAATTAAAACTGGTGATGAACCAATTTCTTGGTATCGTAATCGTATCAAAGAGCTCGGAACACCGACTGTTCCAGAGTTGTTACGTTCTGGTAAACTCAATAATAAACCTCACCCCAAACACCTAAATATGTTTGTCTATGCACCAAAGTTTGCAAAGAAGTTACCATATTATGATACATTTCCACTGGTCATGTACTTGAAATCAGCAGAAGGTGGGTTCTATGGATTAAACTTCCACTACCTACCATATGCACTTAGAGCAAGACTTCTAGATGCCGCTGGACAAGATAAACTGGATGTTAGTGCAGTAGAAAATAGTAGATTGACAAAACCAACTATAAAAAGATACTTGTATGGATATGCAAGGTCTATGTTTAGAAAAGTTGATAGTGATGATAATTTAACTGCAATTATGTTACCAGTACAAAGGTTTAAGAAAGCATCAGACAGTAAGGTCTGGGGTGATTCTAGGAAGATGATTTAATGGCAAAATTTAACTTTTCAAATGTTCTTGGTGGTGCAGTCTTTGGTGGATTAAATGCGTTCTTACAACATAACGCATCCAGAGATGGATATGCAAAAGCAAACCGATATGAAGTTGTTATCTTGTTACCATCTGGTGTCACTAATGGTGATTTTCAAGGTGCTGGTGAAGCCGCAATGTCTACCACTGTGTTATCAAATTTACATGGTGAAGCTGCAAGACGCATTTCATTTCGTTGTGATTCCATATCAATTCCAGGCAGAAATCTAAGAACACAGATGAATGGTAACATTTACGGGCCACCTCATGAAATAGTTCAAGGACAAACTTTTGCACCAGTAGAAGCTACTTTCTATTGTGGTTCAGACCTTGCAGAAAGATACTTCTTTGAGGACTGGCAAAAGATTACTTACAATCCAGATACATACAATATTAACTACTATAAGGAATATGTCGGTTCAGTTGAGATATATCAATTAAATGAACAAGATGAAAGAACTTATGGTTGTAAGTTAGAAGAAGTATTTCCTAAGACTGTAGCTGCACTTGCATATGGTCATGGAAATAGTAATACGATACAAAAAGTTTCGGTTGAGTTTGCATATAGATATTGGAGAAATATTGCAACTGAACCAAAAAAGGCAAGTCTTGATAGTACTTTACAAGATATTCTAAAGAATTCACTTCTTAGACAAATACAAACAAGATTGCCGCCGGTGATACGAAAATTAGGTCGTTTTTAATTATTAAATAGGAGAATAAATTATGGCTTTGCCCAAACTTAATGCACCAAGTTATGAAATGAAAGTTCCATCAACTGGTGAAACCGTGAAATTTAGACCGTTCTTAGTGAAGGAACAAAAGATATTGATGATTGCACAAGAGTCAAAAGACCCAAACATGATGGCTAATGCCATGTGTGACCTTATTGAATCTTGTTGTGAAAACATAAAAGAGGTAGAAAAAATGCCTACCTTTGATATCGAATATATGTTCTTAAAACTGAGAGCTGTGTCTGTTGGTAGTGAAATTGAATTGGAAATGTTATGTCAAGATGATGAGGTAACAAAAGTACCAGTGAAGATTGATTTAGGAGATATTGAAGTCAAAGAGTTACCTAATCATAAAAAAGAGATTATGGTAACAGATAAGATTGGTATGACATTTAAGTACCCATCATTAAAAGATATCGCAAAGTATGGTCAAGATGGAGTGTCTGCTGTTGATACTACATTTGGTGTAATTCGAGATTGTCTGGAAAATATTTTTGATGAAAATGA